GCTCGGGACGGCTGAACAAATGTCAGCACTTGAAATGTTAGGTGGCGGTAAAGCATTAAGTAGCATCGCGAAACGCTTGGGACGTAAGGATGTAGGGGTTACCCCAGAACCTAAAATTGAAACTGAACGTGGTAGATTATCGCAGCAACTGTATGAGGAATCTCTTGCACGAGGAGAGGTACCTGGAGAATTAAGTAAAACTACTACTTATGCAAAGCGCATAGATCAACTACGTCGCATTGATGAGATACAGGATCTTCGCATGGAGATGAAGCGTATAGATTCCGAAATCCCGTGGCATCAGCGCACACCTGAAGAATCAGATCATGTGGATAAACTAAAAGAAGAAGTAATGCAGCGTGCGGATGCTATTGATATTTCTGATGTAGATGATTATTCTTCTATTCTTGATGAACGTCCTTTACTTGAATCATTATCAAATCTGCCTCCTCAAGAGTTAGCACGTGTAGATCGAGCAGTTAAGCAAGGCTTTAACATTGACGCATTTCATGGCACCGTAGCAGAAATTTCAGAATTCGATCCAGGCTTATTAGGTAAGACTACAGAAGCACCCAGCGCTAGGAAAGCATTTTTCTTTAGTAGAGATGCAGAAACTGCGCAGACATATCTTTTGCACGCAGATCCTGTAGAACTTAAACGATATACTGAGCTAGAGCATCATGAACTACAGAAACAAGTTCAAACTGAAGCGGATGAGGTTCACGATCAGATAATGGCTTTTGGAAAAGAGTATACTACTGTAATCGCTGATCTTCCGGAAGTCCTCAGGAAAAGGCTTAGCGATTTAAGAAGTAAAGAACAAGCGTTAAGCGAGATGAAAAATAAATTAGGCGGGAATATAATGCCCGTCAAGCTGCGTATGACTAATCCTTTAGTGCATGATTTTGGAGGTCAAGGATACCGCGACGTGTCGTATCACGATCTAATTCAAGCCGCGAAGGATAAAGGTCACGATGGCGTTATAATGAAGAACACTACAGATGGCGGCCCTAAGACTGACATATACACAGTGTTTGAACCTCAGCAGATTCGTTCTAGGTATGCAACGTTTGAGCCTAAACGTGCTCCTAGAGAAGTAGGGGATAAGCCATACACTGGTAAGGCGTTAGAAGAAAAGACTCTTGAGTTGCAGCGGGATGTAGAATTTGCGTCTATTGAGGTAGACCAATTAAAAAGTGCAGCTTTAGACTTCATAGAAAAAAATGAAGGTCCGATATCTGCAATATTCCGAGAAGTTCTTGATGAGCAAGGAAATGTAAAAACTGGGCCTATTAAATTTTCTGGTCCTGTGGCATATGTAGGCGCTGGGACTCAAGTACAAAGGTCTCGTAAACGTATAACTGATGCAATTGAGTTTAAAGAAAAAGCAGAAAAAGAATTAGCTGATCTTATATCAGGTAAACTACGCACTCCCCGTAAAACTCACGGGGCTAAAGACATTCTCGCCGACGCAGCGTTCCCACTCGGGGGTATAACTGCTTCTATAGCTTATGACGTTAATCAACGTGGAGATAAATAATGCCAGGAATGGTTGATTCCCTAAATGTAATGGGACAAGAAGATGCAGCGTCGAATATCATGACGATCAATGGGCCACAAGGTCCTATGCAGATAGATATCTCAGGTATGATGCCTGAAGATGCTCAAATGATTATGGCCGTCGCACGAGATGCAGAAGAAGCCGGCGACCCTGAAACTCAAGCACAAATGATGCAGCTCCTTCAACAGTTAATGGAGAAGTCACAGCAGTTTGGGATGCTTAATGATATGTCTTCGCCTCGAGATTCTAGAGGCGGGCCGAATATGATGACTCCTACTGGAAATGTCTCTCAGATGGATGTCAGTGAGGCTCAGAGCAAAAAGGCTAGAGCTAGGCACCAGCCCTACACAGGACACGAGTCATCTCTTTACCCTGGCATGAAATATTAGATTAGATGCGCGACCTCGGTAAATATAATAAGAACTCTGCCCCTACTGCGGAGTTAGTAAACGACAGAATGCTTGACGCATCGGCGTTAGTAACAATGCTGGTGTATGAAGGAAAGACTGCATCAGAAATAGCCAAAGCCCTAAACACTTCTGTGGCATCTGTAAAGCGTGAAATAGTTAAGCCACGTGTTCAGGCTATGATAGACAAAGAGCAGACTAAGCGATCAATGCTTATTGCTCATATACCTATCGCATCGTATTCAAATAGACTAAGACGTCTAGAGGAAAACTATCAAGCAGCAGAGCATGAACAGAACCATGACATAATGCTTAAATGTTTAGCTCAAGCTCGTGAAGAGACTCGATTGATTGCAATAGAAGAAAGTGGTGAGTCTATGGCAACTGGGCCTCAGATCGTCGTCAACATTGATAAGTATGAAGCGGCGAATGATTCTAAACTTGATAAATCGTTGGAGGTCATAGAGGATGGCGTGGGGATTACCTAATAACTCACTTAACGCTACTGATTTGCAATTAGATATTTCTACTTGGAATCATATGTCGTTCTCTTCTGTTGAAGATGCTGAGGATGCGGAACTAGAGTCGCGATACTTCAGACTTTGCCTAACCCTTCTTATAGGGCAATTGAATGAGACTATTGAAGTATTGTATAAATGGCGTGATTTTGATTGGATGCACCGAGTGCATGAAGGGATTGTAAAAGAGGAATGGACGCTACATACAATCGCTGAAGTTAAAGACCTCTCGTTCATGGACATGAGGGATCTATATAATGATTATAAAACTGATTGGATTCTTACAGATTCTGCGATAGATGTATGGTTCACACCGCAGATGAAAATCTATCTCGATTCACTTAATGTAGATCCAGTTGATTGTATTGAAGTATGTAAAAACATAGTAGATGAAGATCGACGCTTAGGTATTGAAGAACACGATATTGCTGAGTTGTTTATGCCTCAATACGAAGATATAAGGAATGTGAAGTCAGCTCATGGCCAGAACAAAAATACAGACAGAAAGCCTAAAGTTCGATTTCAGGCTTCAGCCGAAGCAGTTTCAGCTTCTTGAGGTAGTGAAATCAGGTATAAGGCATCCTTTCTACGGAGGCGCGAGAGGTGGAGGGAAGAGTCACGGCGGCAGATTAATCATGCTGACGATGCTAATGGAGCATCCTGGGACTACAGGGTTAATAATTCGTAGGACATTTAAACAGCTTGATGGTAATCATGTGAGGCCATTGTTTCGACAGTTTCCTGAGATGCGGAACTGGTACAACAAGAGTGAGAATGTATTGTATTTGCCGAATAATTCACAGTTAATGTTCGGACATTCAGAACACGAAGATGATGTATTTCAGTATCAAGGTCAAGAGTTCGATTATATATTTGTAGAAGAGGTGACACAGTTTACTGAGTTCCAGTGGCAGATGTTAAGTACCTCAAATCGAACCTCGAAGCCTGGAGTTAAGCCGGTGATGTGGGCGACAGGGAACCCTGGAGGTGTAGGGCATTTATGGGTGAAGCGTCTTTGGGTAGATAAGATATATGAGAATGAAGTTGAAGAGGCTGAGGATTACGCATATATACCCGCAAAGGTATATGATAACCCAGCGTTGATGGATGCGGATCCAGCATATATAAAGATTCTAAAGTCAATAAAAGATGAGCATTTACGGAGAGCGTATTTAGACGGTGACTGGGATATTTATCCAGGGCAGTATTTTTCGATGTGGCAACATAATGAGATTGTTAAACCGTCGTTTGAGATACCTGTTGACTGGCCGTTATACGGTGCATTAGATTATGGTGAAGTTGCTCCTGCTTCTTTTGGTTTGTACGCTATCGACTATGATGGCATTGTATGGCGTATATTGGAATACTACCAAGGGGAGAGAACGGGGTCGGAACACGCTAGAGAGGTCAGACGACGAATTGAATCGTGCCCTTTCACAGGCGGAAGACCCCCGACATTAATTTATGCTGATCCGTCTATGTGGACTAAACGAAGATTGCATGAGAGATACACTAAGAGTCCTGCAGATGTATTCCAGGAAGAAGGATTGTATTTGACTCGTGCGAACAATGACCGTATTAACGGTTGGCGTGCATGTAAAGACGCATTAGTGCATGGAAGTTTTAAAGTATTTGACGGATGGAATGATCACTTCGTTCGTACAGTTCCAGCGTTGCCTCGCGATGAAAAGAATATAGAAGATTTGAATACAGATGCTGAAGATCACGCGGCTGATGAATGGCGCTACGGCATGATTCACTTCTATCGTCCGATGGCTAAAGACGCTGATGAGCTGTATGGGAATGGCAAAGAAATTCTTGACGACCTTGATGATGATGGACGGAGTGTTGGTCGTTATCACGTTATTATGAATTGAACTTATGGATGCTGCTGATAAAACTTTTTGGCATAGTCAGATAGAAACTGCCAGAGATGCGATGGACGAGCGCCACAAAACGTGGCAAAGATTGCTCGATGCCTACGCATTGAAGCTAGATCTTCCGGGACTCGACGAAGAAAAGACTATTCGTTTGTCGCGGATGTATCCGATTATGCGACAGATGTTGGCTTCGTTGGCTTTTAATTACCCGCATATTAATGTAATGGCTGAACCGTTGTATGAAAGGCTTGGAATTGATTGGGGCGAAACGTCGCGGATACTGGAAAAGTCTGCAAACAGCGCGTTGAAGTTGATGAATTCAAAAGTCGAAGTACATCAACAGATTTTTGATGCGGCTTTTTGCGGAGTAGGTTGGGGCAAGTTTGGGTGGAATCCTACAGGTACAGATTCTTTCCCTCCGTATACAAGTAATGACGTTATGCGTGAGGGCTTTACGTGTTATATGCGTAAAGATCCATTTCGGATATTCCCTGATCCTGATTGCCCGCCTCAGAGCATTGGATATGCGTATTATATAATTGAAGAGATTGAAGTACCTTTTAAGTTTGTGCGTGACGATCCTCGTTATACGTTACCAGAAGGATTAGATGCGATTGAGGATTTACAACCTGGCACAGAGTACGGACGTCTTGGCGCAGATTTATATGATGATGCAGAAGATGAGATAGTTAATAGGATCAAAGGCGATAAGAAAACGATTAAGATTTATGAGGTACATAATCGTATTGATGGCCGATTGCATACCTTCTTGGATCATTTAGAAGATCCGATCGAAGATGTACC